GCATATGTTATGGCTGACCACATGATGAAAGCAAGGGGGCAGAAATGATCTACAAAACTTTTAAAGAATGGGCTGCTGGGCTGTGGCTTGAGGACGGTGAGCCAAGGAAACAAGCGTACACCAGTGACGAATTACTTTTAATAGAGATGGGTTGGAACTACGGTAAAGACGCTGGTGCAGCAGCAGAGCGTGAGGAGTGTGCAAAGGTGTGTGAGGATGCGTCAAAACCGCACGATGGTGAAATGCACAGCGATTCACAGTGGGCTGGACTCGTACTTGCCACCACAATCCGAGCAAGGGGAAGATAATGAATGACAGAGAACTATTACAGCAAGCGTTAGATTCATTGGAATGGGCAGAGCGTAGATATTCACACGCTAATCTTGATTTATTTAATAAGCCAATAGAAGCAATACGCACAAAACTAGCGCAGCCTGAAAAAGAATGGGTAGGGCTGACTGGCAGGGAGATTGTTGATCTATTTTCTGATAGTGAGACTGAATTGGAATTTGCTCGTGCAATTGAAGCAAAGTTAAAGGAGAAGAACAGTGACTGACAGAGACTTACTTTGGAAGCTATACGCTGAGTATATGACGCATGGCAATCTGTGTACAGAGACGCTGACAATGCTTGTAATCAGGCTAAAGGAGCCAGTATCGATGGCTGATGAGTGGAAGATGGAATGCCTAAGAATGCTGGAAGACATCAAGCATCTACAGACACAGTTAGACATTTTGAAATGACTCAGTTTGTAATACCACCCAAGCCAGTTTTAAAGAAGAGGAAGACACCACCAAGGAAAACACAGTACGCAATCATGCCACTACGAGCGCTGACAGATAAGCGTATCACTGACAGGAATCGTACTGTACTTGCCATGATGTCATCATTTGCTAACAGGGCTGGAATCACTTGGGTGACTCAGAAAAGGATTGGTGAGGAGTTCAAGGTAACACCACAGGCTATCCAGAGAATGCTTGGCAAGCTCAGAGACTGTGGGTACATCGAGAAGGTATCAGGTTATAAAGTTGGCATCAAAGGTATCACTTACAGGATTATCTACGATCCCAAGATCAGCGCACAGGATGCAGTTGCAATAGCAGGTAACGGTATCGATTTAGAGGTAGAGCAGTACAACCAAGAGGATCCAGTAATGACATTTCGTAATCATCAACCACAGCCGATAGGCGCATTCTTAAAGGACATTCCAATGGCAAAGCCAAAGCAGCAGAGCAAAATACAACAGCAAGAGGTTGAGCAAGTGCGGAAGACGTATAAGGCTGAAGACTATAGTCGGGAGTTCTCTCGCACAGCGCAAGCGATCTGCGGAGTCGAGCGCTTGCCAAACGAGCAAGACAAAGCGATAGCTGCCGAATTAGCAACACATCAGGTAGATCTGGATCAGTTCAAGCAAATGCTGGTGGAATCAATCACTTGGCACAAGCAAACAGGTAAGCAGCCGCCAGCAGGACTAGGTTATTACAAGCAAGTAGCACTGGCATTGCGTAAAGCCTAGGTAGTGGGTGTGTCTGTACAAAAACGAACTGTTCGATTCGAGTTTGTACAGGCATAAAACATTATCATTATGGTACGTTACGATATCAATTAATTAACGCTGTGTTATCAAAGTGGCATTATCCCCCCCCACCCCTCCACCTATCGATGGGGGGACTGACACAATTTTTCCTAGGAAATCATGACTAGTCTAATTATTTACAACTTGTGTATTTTTTTTGGTGGAATGCTGTTTGAAAGATTCTTGAGATCACTTGATGGCTATGCTAAAGAATATCTTTTATATAAAAGGTATCACAGTGATAAATTTGATCCAGAGTAAAGATGCGGCTAACGGAACCACACCCGAAGAAAAAGGGATGATCTCTAAAAAGAGAGTGAGTTCTTGTTTATCTAAGCTACTTAGTCTGCCAAACTAAGATGATCAAACTGGCTCCGATCTGGTTGCCTTGTCTCATCCGAGGGGCTAACAGAAGAAAGACCTGACCATGCGCTACGTTTATTCCCTTGGTCACTCACTACCGATGGGAGAGCTGGGTTATGGCTCCATTCACCAATCTTACTTCAATTGAGGAAAAAAACAATATTGGTAATTACTATTGATTGATAAATACTGATAGTTAAAATGCATATGCTTGTTTGCAGAATTTGAGATACTGATGGCTGTTTTGGAGGGAGATAAAATGGATTATGACAATACCAATCGTGGCACACTTTTCAAAGCGAAAGAAAAGAAAAGTGAGAAGAGTCCTGATTACACTGGCACTATTAATATTGCTGGCACTGAAATGCGCTTATCTGCTTGGCTGAAGGAATCTAAAGCAGGTACAAAATACTTCAGTCTGGCGGTATCCGAGAAAGATGGTCAGTACCAAAGTACAAGCAATGCTCGTCCTAGATCTGAAGGTAGGACTGATGGCAATGCCTCTCATGTAGATGACGATATCCCATTCTGATGGCTACCAAGAAAAGAGTACGCACTCCAGATCCTGATGCTGGTCTGCCAGCTGGGGCAATGATGGAGACGGATATCTGCATAGCGTATACCTTGAAAGGTATAACCTACCTGCCTCACTACAGTGAACGAGTCTACGTTAGCCCAGCCTATGGTGTTAGCAACTTTGATACTTACTTGGGTATTGAGTTGAAAGCCTTGGGTGCAAAGCCTGTGGAGTTGGCGCTGTGGAAGAGGAGACAGTTTTAGGGAAAGCGGATGTCAGCGTAAGATACCTTGCATGAAGTATATGGATTTGAAGCCATATTTGTGCGTGTAAGGGTGCTGGACGTAGCGAGTACCTATCCTATTTATGGCTACTAAAAAAGAAAAAGAGAAGTTTCCAAACCAGATACCGCCATTGAAGAACTATGGTGGTGTGCGTCTCATCCAGAAAAGGCTGGAGAGATCCGGCACTTTGGAGGCTAATCGGGAGGCTGTCGCATATGCACTACTATCAATGGCTAATACCAAGCTATCAGATATCATGGAATGGGACTCTAATGGCAATGTTACCGTCAAAGCTAGTAGAGATATCCCCGAACACGCATTACACGCAATCAAAAAGCTTACCTCAAGAACAGATCGTGACGGTAACTCATACATCGAGATTGAGCTGCACGATAAAGTACAAGTTCTCAGGCTGTTAGCTAAAGCCTCTGGTCTGCTAGACGGTGGTGATAATGGCGATAAACCTAGCGTGATTGGTATCAATATCAAAGCGCCTACAGTGATTGATGTAAACGATGAAGACTAAGGAAACTAGCGGTAAGGCAGTACCAGATATTGGTATCAACTTAGACTTTTCGGACTCGCCAAAAGTGTGGGAGTTCATGCAGTCGGATAATTTCGTCCAAGGCTTAATGGGTCCAGTTGGTAGTGGCAAGTCATATGCCTGTGCAGCCAAGATATTTATTAAGGCTATCCAGCAAAAACCCAGCCCTATAGACAATATCCGCTACTCACGCTGGGCGATAGTACGAAACAGCTATCCAATGCTAAAGACCACTACGATTAAAACGTGGTTGGATCTGTTTCCTGAGAATACATTTGGCAGTCTGCTTTGGACTCCACCGATTACACATCACATCAGGCTGCCAGCCAGAGATGGTGCGGCTGGGGTGGATTGCGAAGTTATATTTTTGGCGCTTGATCAACCAAAGGACGTAAGAAAATTGCTGTCCTTAGAACTTACAGGAGCGTGGGTCAATGAAGCAAGAGAACTACCTAAAGCCGTTATTGATGGTCTTACTCACAGGGTTGGCAGGTATCCTACTAAGCGTGACGGTGGGAGTAGTTGGCACGGTATATGGATGGATACGAATCCCATGGATGATGATCACTACTGGTATCGGTTAGCAGAAAAAGAAAAGATGACTGGAAAGTATGCTTGGAAGTTCTTCAAGCAGGAAGGTGGTGTAGTTGAAGTTAATCCAGCTGAGTTGCCAGACAATCCAGAGGCGAATGATCATATTTTTGCAGCCGGAAAGTGGTGGAAGCTAAACCCTAAAGCAGAAAATATTAAGAACTTACCTGCTGGCTACTACCAGCAAATGCTATTAGGTAAAAATTTAGACTGGATCCGCTGCTACGCTGGTGGACAATATGTCTATGTGCAGGAAGGAAAACCAGTCTGGCAGGAATATGATGACTCCATGATGTCTGGTGATGTAAATGTGGATCCAACTCAGGCTATACAGGTAGGGTTAGACTTTGGTTTGACACCAGCTGCTGTCATTGGTCAGCGCTTGCCTAATGGTAGGTGGAATATTCTTGATGAAATCGTTACTGAAGACATGGGTTTGGAGCGTTTTGGTCAGCAACTGCTGGCAGAGTTAAACGCAAAGTACCCAAACTTCCAAGTATTGCTGTGGGGCGATCCGGCAGGTATGGCACGAGACGCAATTTATGAGGTAACAAGCTTTGACTACCTGCGTACCTTGGGTTTGCGCGCACAACCAGCCCCATCAAATGACTTTAAGGTGCGTAGAGAAGCAGCTGCTATGCCAATGCAAAGACTGATACAGGGTAAAGCTGGGCTGATGGTCAACACTCGGTGCAAGTTATTGCGTAAAGCGCTGGCTGGTGGCTACCACTTTAAGCGGATTGCTGTGGGCGCAGGTCATGAGAGGTTTAGAGATGCGCCAAACAAGAACGAACATTCCCACGTAGGTGACGCATTTGGCTACTTGCTGCTGGGTGGCGGTGAGCATAAGCGATTAACCAAGCCGCAACACCTACAAAATACGATAGTTGTACAGACTATTGCTAATTCAGACTTTGATCCGTTTGAATGATCAACATAATCGAGCTAAACGAGCGATTACCTAGAAAAGCTGGTGTGTGTTACATACCAATGGTTCCCAGCCACCTACATTACATGAGCATTACTGAGAGTCAGCTACCATTTGCGAAGGCTGTCTCTATGGATACCATGCTTGAAATGCAAGCTAGGCTCGGACTCGCAGTGACTGCACTAGTTTACGGCAAACCTGTGGCAATGTTCGGCTGCATCATACTGTGGACTGGTGTGGCTGAGATGTGGTCAATCATATCTGACGATGCTAGACGCTATCCAAAGCAGCTAACCATAGTCGCTAAGTCATTTAGCGATATCGTGGCGCAATCGCTTTCATTGCACAGGCTCCAACTTACGGTAAGATCTGACGAGCCGAGGGCATTACGCTGGGCAGAGTACCTTGGTTTTGAGATCGAAGGGCTAATGAAAAAATATAGTCCTGACGGTGCGGATACTTATATTTTAGCGAGGGTTTAATCATGGGTGGAATGTTCGGTGGTGGTGGTGACGGTGGTGCAGCAGCTGCAATGGCAGAGCAACAAAAAGA